GGGATTTTCCCAGGGGGAGTGGAACCTCGATTGTATTCGAGAACTAAACCAGTTTCCGCACCATGCTCTTCTAAATCATCTGCCGTCATACCTGATAAAGAACCCGACTCTACAATCCAACCTGAGTTAGCTGTAGTGTTAACAATGTGTAACTCTTGCGATGAAATTTTATTTAGTTGTTCTTGTGGTGATAATAAGTTTCTTACCATACCGAACGGCTTACCTCTTCTGAAGTAAGGGAAGTAAGGTACTAAAGTAAAATGGTCGTAAGGCGACCAATCATCAAATAGCACTACTGTGTCAGCTGTTACTGTCCAGCGTACCTTTCGGACTTTTTTAGTTACTATATATAGACCAAAGTCATCAGCAAATTGCTTTTTCTTTTTCTCATTCCAATCGTAAGGCACGGGTCTTTCGTCACCTGTTACTGGGTCAACGTAAAACATACAATCTTTTAATCTATAGTATTGTCTTTCTACTACTCGAATTGATCTAATTTCTTTAGCTTCTTCTGGGTTTTGTGGATAGTCACTAGCATACTCGCCAGAATAAGTATCACCATAACGCTCTTCTTCATACTCAATAGAATCTGAACCTAATGTGGACCCAACTTCCGCAATAGTTCTTAGTTTGTCTGCTTTTTTCTGACCATATTGTTCTTCAATCTGGTTAATACTCATCCACTTGGTTTCAAAAATTTCGTTCCAAGTTCTTGGGTCGTACTCTTTAGCATCTGGGTCAATAAGAATATCAAGAGGGTCTTTAGCTGTAATTCTAACTTCACCTTGTATATGGTCTGAAAAATCTATACGTACATCAAACCAACCTCTGTCTTGTATTAACCCATCTGAAAAAACTTGAGATTCAACCCAATCAAGTTTGTTGTTGTCGGAAATTTGCATAAAAACTTTAGTTAAAACATCTGCAGTTTCTTGCATACCCGAGCCCCTTGGTTTAAATCTTATATCAGCCCTTCGAGTACTTTGTTCACCAATAACCGTATTGATGGTTGGTAAAATGGTGTTGATTGTTAAAGCAGGTCGACCTTGGTCATCTAAGGCTGCAACGTCGGCCGCGTCCCACTGTTCTCCCCTATAGTAGGCATCGCATTGTTTTGCGATATCTATGTAATCGGTATGCCCATTATCTCGAGCTCGAGTGTAAGCATCCCATTGTGATTTAGCCAGAGCTGCCTCTTCAGCAGCATTCATATTCTTTTTTGGTTTTTTATGTATAGCCATTAAGCACTCATCGAAGATTTACGCTTCGTTCCTTTCGTTAAATATTTTAGCCTATCTCTCCAAGAAGGTATATGCTCAGGTGCTTCATAGAATGTACTAAATTCTGTCATCATTAATCCTATCCAAGCCAACGCGTCAACTTGGTCATCGTGAGTCCCATTTGGAAAGCGTAATAATTCTGCAACTAGAGGGCCAGTCCAGACTGCATTTTTTGGCAAGTATACCATACCTTGTTGCATTCTACCCTGGATTGCACGAGCTCTTGCTTCTTTATCACGTCTTCCTACTTTTAAATCTTTAAAATAGGCCTCGTTTAATCTTCGTTCTCTCGTTCTTTTTTCTAAGAAGGGCCCTAGTGCCATTTCAATATGACCTTTCTCAATTCCTACTATACCAGGTCGCCATTGTTCATACAAATCTAAAATACGTTCTACCAATTCAAATCCGTCATACTTACCTCGAACAACATCGACCACGAACAACTGATCGTACTCATCGACCCCCACAACAATGCCAACGGAATAGTCGTTACGGTCTCGTTGACCGATAGCCAAGTCCCACGCACAGTAGTACCGAAGTTTATCAAAATCAACTTCATCGTCTTCGTAGTAGCGCACCATGTCCCGGGAAAAATAATCCCCTTCATCGGACACGGGATTTTGTTGATACAACGCCGTCCAGTCGCGCGGCCCAATAGCTTTTCGTATTTGATCGAGCGCAGGTAAGTCGTAACGCTCTTCGTGCAAAGGGTCGCCTTCTTGTCTAAACTCTTCATCGTGTTCGGCAATAGCTGGGTACTTTACAACTTCCCATTGGTCGGCGCCTTCTTCAGCAAATCGCAATAAGCGCCCAGCCAAATCGTCATCGTGCCATCTAGTTAAAATAACCAACACACCGCCACCCGGGGCTAAACGTGTGTAAGCAGTTGAAGTGTACCAATCCCAAGTCGCATCTCTATTGTTATCGGACTCAGCATCCTCTCGGTTTTTGATCGGGTCATCTATTAATAAAACATGGGCACCTTTACCAGTAATACCACCACCAACACCAGCGGCCACATATCCACCACCTTGGTTCGTGTTCCATGATTCTACGGACTGAGAATCCTTATCTAGTCTAGTTTTTTCAAAAATATTTTTATATACTGGCTCTCTTAAAACCTGACGAACTTTTCTCGAAAAATTCATAGCTAAACTTCCTGAATAGGAACAGCTAATAAATTCGTGATGTGGGTGTCGACCTAGATGCCACGCAGGGAAGGCCACACTAGCTAGAGTAGATTTACCGTGACGCGGCGGCATAAAGAGCATTAATCTTGGTGACTCTTTATTGGCGACTTGTTCTGAAAATTTTTCTAGTCTTTGACAGATGTCTTTGTGGACCCAACCAGCTAAGTAGTCAGGATTGGTACGTTCAACAAATGGTAAAAGACGCTTTCGACATAAAATACGTTTGGCTAATTCTCGCTCTGCTCTTTTTTGTGAGGATAACTGCCTTTTATTTTCCGAACTTTCCTGAGTTTGAGCCTGGGGTTCGGCCAACTTTTCTACATCGTCTGCTCGACAGTGAACACAAATTCCTTCCTTAAGAATTAAAGTTTCAGGGAAAAGGCCTTTGCACTTTTCGCACTCAATCTTTTTTATGTCCATTCGGCTCTAAATATTTAACATCGGAACCGGCAAGTTTTAAGAGCTCGGCATCGGATAATTTTTCTAACTGTTCAACTTTTTCAACATTGATATTTATCTGCGTCGCACTATCTGGCATAAATAGACCGTGGAGCTTGCACAACGAATCGACAACATTTTTTTCTTCCGTTGCATTGGCAGATTTTCTATGAGCTTCCAAATACATATTAGTAGCAGTTGATCTGTCGAACTTAACTTCTTCTACCAACTGACCACGCAAATACTGTAGAGCATTCTGCATTTTTGGTTTCTTGAACAACTGATACACGTGGTCTTGGTCGCGATAGCCTGCTGCTCGACCGGCGGCCGCTTTACTTAAACCACGAAGATGGAACAAAAGTAGACGTTCTTCTTGAACGGACAGCTCCCCTAAGTGAACTCCAGCATAAGGAAAGTGAGAACGCATCTCTTCTCTTTCCTCCTCTGTTATATTATTGACATCTTCGTTTTCTTTTAGTAAAGCCATAAAATTGAATTATATTAGATTTTCTCTTTGTTTGTCACTATATTGCGGCACCACCAATACAAGTCGTCCTCGGTCATAGTGTGTTTAATTAGGTTCGCGCGATGGCAAACCAGTTGAACGTTGTCCTTGGTATACGGTCCGTCTCCATCTACACGGTCAATGGTCGCGTTCATCTCTTGTCGACCTTCTCCTTTTCTATGTGTCATCAATACTCCTGATAAAGCGCAAAGACTTTCTTGGTCGTCCCAAAGCTCACAAAGTTCTTCCCAAGTTAGTTCCCACTCTATTCCTTCTTTCACCCTTTTTGATTTAAGTTGCTGTAGCACAATTTTTAAATAGTTATAGGGTGAGGACGATCGGGTCTTATTGCGAAGTTCATAGTAACACTTTTTGCAAGTTTTTCGGCGGTAGAGCCCATACTTTTTTTTGAAGAATTCAAAGTGATCTTCCTTAAGCTCTTTTCTGCACTCTTTGCAAAGGTGCTTTTCCATGAAAAAATATTACAAAAATTTTTTTGAAAAAGCGAATTTATATCACTCTCTCCTCTTCTCCCTACTCGCTAGTACAGCTACCCCCTTCCCCGATTTCGCATTTGGAACCTTGTTTCAGATTTTACGGCTTTGGAACCTTGTCAGAAAACCAGTCGGTCGTGGACCGCCTGTTAGGAGTCGTTTGGTGTTATTAACTTTAGTCTAACCATAGGAGGTACATATGACTAAGACAATTTATTCTTTATATATCCTTAAGAACGGAGCAGTCGACCCAGAAACAAATAAGGTAGGCAAGCGTTCAAGAGAGATCGGTATCGCAACTGTCAACAAAGATGGCAGTTTAACATTACACTTCGATGTTCCAATCCCAATGGACGCGAACAACGAACCAGCTAAAGTCTTCTTAAGAAAGATTGAGAAGAAAGCTAAAGCTGAACCAATGGCGGAGGTAGCATAATGGCTAAGCAATTAGAACTACCATTTGGTAACACTCAAGCTAAGACTACAGTCTTGGGTGTTACACGTTCCACACTAGGACTTACAGCTAAGGCTGGCTCAGTTCTCCTCAAGGGAATTGGCAAAGCAGTAGCTTATGGTCACGATGCTCTAGATTTAGTCCAAGAGGGCTATACCAAAAAGAGACAGAGATGAGTGGCAACGGCAACATAAGACGGGGACTAGCACTAGTCCTCGCTTCTTTCCTCATAGTGCTTTCTTTCAAGACCGTGTTGTACGCGTATCACGTATCTATCTTACATGGTTCATTTCTTTTCTTCTCTGGAATACTCATTCCAATTCTCCTGAGGTATTACTTTAGTAAGTAACTACTATCATCTGCCCCGCAAGGGGCTTTTTTTTAAAAATGATGTTCGCATCAAGCATGCTACTCGGTAAAAATATGTTACAGATGTTACACGTCCTAAGCCCATGTGTAACACTACTTCTGTAACAGGGTTTTTGCCAGTGTTTTTCAAGCTTT